TATTCAGTATCAAGTAGTTATTCATTAACTGCTTCATACGCACTAAATGCTGGTAGTGGTACTACATTAGTCACTGGTAGTTATTATCCTATAACATCTAGCTGGTCTGAGTATAGTGTAAGTTCAAGTTACTCTTTAACTAGCAGTTATACAAATTTTGCTAAGAGTTCTAGTAATGCAGTAACTGCTAGTTACGTTAATTTATCACAAACCGCATCATATGTCACATCAAGTAACATAGTTGGTTTAGTGGCAAGTGCAAGTTACGCACTAACATCCAGTTATACTGATGTTGCTCTAAGCAGTTCATACACAGTTTCAAGTAGTTATTCATTAACGGCTTCATATGCATTAACCAGTTCATTTAGTCAAACTGCCTTAAGCGCTTCATACACATTAACCAGTTCATTTAGTCAAACTGCCTTAAGCGCTTCATACACATTAACCAGTTCATTTAGTCAAACTTCATCCGTTTCTTTATTATCAAACGTTGATAAAATAAATGATAATAGTACCTATTATGTTACATTTGTTAATAATACAGGCAGTAACGTTGCTTTAAAAACTGATGCAGATGTTTTATCATATAATCCTGCAAATAATAGATTAACTCTGGGTAATACAAGCGGATCATTAATAATAAGTAATGATAACGGTGTAAATCCAAATTATATATACTTATCAAGTGAACAAAATGTGGCAGGCGGTCATGCCCAACTTCAAGTTGGTAACCCAACATCTAATACTACATCATCATTTGTAGTTGGTCAAAATCAATTTATAGTTGCAACAGGACAAACTTCTACAGGCGTTTTTACAAGTTTAGTTACAACCATCACTAACGCAACAAATAATAATGGATTAATATATAATAATGGTGCATTAATTGTAGATGGTGGTGTTGGTATTGGCGGTAATTTATTCGTAGATGATAATTTATATGTAATAGGATCAACATTTTTACGTGGTAATTTGATAATCGACGGAAATGTTACTGCTAGTTCATATACATCAAGTATAATTAATGATGTTGGATTCTTAGGAACAGCAAGTTGGGCAAAAAATGTTATAACATCAAGTTATGCATTTAACGCTTTAACCAGTTCATTTGCAAATTCAAGTAGTTATTCAATTAGTTCAAGTTATGCAGACACCGCTTTGAGTAGTGCATTTGCATATTCAAGTAGTTGGGCAGCAACTGCCAGTTATTTATCAGGTACCGCATCTAATGCATTAAGTTCAAGTTATAGTTTAACTGCTTCATATGCACTAAATGCTGGTAGTGGTACTACATTAGTCACTGGTAGTTATTATCCAATTACTGCAAGTTGGAGTTTATATTCTGAAACTGCAAGTTATTTTAGTGGCAGTGTTATATCATCAAGTTATAGTTTAACTAGCAGTTATAGTTTAACCAGTAATTCATCATCATACGCTTTAACCGCATCATATGTTGCAAATGTAAGTAGTAACGCAATAACCAGTCCAGATTCACAAACAAGTATTACCGTAAATAATAACAGTATCAGTGCAAGTTTGTCTGGTTCACAAATATTGACTGTAACTACACAAAATATTACATCATCACAAAACGGTTTAAGTAGCTTTGAATTAAATGGTAGATTATCCGCATCTAATGTTAATGTAGGTGTTCCAAATGATAGTTATCCTTGGGGAACATCACTAATTGGTTCATATTTTTCAACTTGGAACACCAATACTAATGTGTCTGATATTTTAAGATTTTTTGCCGGTGCATTTAGTGCAAGTTATCCTACGCCATCTCCAAATACAAAAACTTTTGCAAGTATTACTACAACAAGTACTCTTGGATCAACGATTGCAATTAATGGAAGAGTGCCAACTGGGTCTACTAATACAAATATAAATTATTTACAACCACTTGGGTGGGCAACAGTTGGTTCTACAATATTTAGCGGATACACTTTTAGAGGCGGTACAAATTATCTTTCTTACGGAAGTAATACTGGTGGATCTACCACTGTAAGTTCAAGTTTAGGATCAAGTGCATTTGGGTTGGGTCAATTAACAAATGGATCTATAACTCCTGTACGTTTAAGTGGGTCATTCACAGTAACATTTGCGTCAAGTAGTGTAGGAACAGTAAATTATACAAATACTTCATCTGTATTATTGACTCAAGCATCCATAAATACATCTGTACCAACTGTTGCGGTTCCAATATCTTTAAATTCTATACCCTCAGCAAATACCGCCGTCATACCAGCCGTATATCAAGATGGTTATTTTAACAATTTTACAGGATCAAATTTAACAAACAGTATAAGTCTATCATCCGTCAGTAGTAGTGGTATATACATATTAATAGGAACAGTTGGTGTTAATTCTGGCAGTTCACCTTATACATTTTATACAGGTACAAATACTACAGTTAACTATACTCCATTAACTGATGCAAGTTTTTCAACCAATACTATAACATCACCAAATAGTACAATTACTGCATCTAATGCTGTTTCTAGAAGTTTAAGCGGAGTTCCATATTTAACAACTGGGTCTACTTACAGATACACAGTAACCGCAAGTGGTGCATTTAATCCATTATATGTTAATGGAACAGTATCTACAGTAAATATACCATCAAATAATTTAGGACTTGTTACTTCTAATGTCACCACTCTTACAACAAATCCAACAATACAAACAACAGGAGTTGTTAAATCATCAGATTATACAATAACCAGAACAGTTGGATCATATCCATTTGAATCTGATGTAATTGTATTTGATGTAACAATGCGGGCGAATGCAACAACAAATACTGTTGCCCAAAGTGGATCATCTATATCAACATTCACTGTAAACAATACAACTAACAATAGAGCTGGTAGTGGTACAACCATAGGCAGTCAAACAGTAAGTATTCATATTGCTGGTTCATTTGGACAACCAGCATCAAGTGGTAGTTTGTTGTATTATGGTAGACCTGAAGGTTATGTTGGATCTACTTTAACATTTAGTTCACAATCTTTAAGTCCAGGTGCAAATAATGAAACATTTGTGGATGAAGAATATAGAATGGTTTTAAATGACGGATTATTATCTTTTAACGGTACTTCATCAAATAGTTCATCCTATTTAACATCCAGTGATCTTCAAGTAAAACCTGGGTATTTAGTGGATTCTGGCGGAACTTATAGATATTGGTATCCATCTGGATATGGTACAACTTACAAATATTATATAAGAAGATTCAAGACTACTGTTGTAGTAAATTCCTTGAGAATAACTTTAAGTGGAAATACTACATTGGTTGGATGGAATTCTACTACATCCGGTATGTCAGTTGCTTTATTATTTGAAAGTGGGTGTATTCCAACATATACAAACTGTAGATTATATGACGTATCTAATACCGGACAAAATTTGATAACAAGTAATGTAACACCAACAGATTCTATTACCAGTGGAACAAATCCATTTGGTTCAAATATTGATCTTTACGGAAACAATGGTACTGGAGCAAGTAATAGTGGCGGAGTGATTGTGTTTCCAATGAGAACAGCAGATGGGGCAGTGCTAGATAATACAAATACATCAAAAGATGAAGTATATGTATTAATAAGATACAACGGATCATCAACTACTCCCATAACCAATATAAAAATAGAAAAACTATCATAAAATATGGCATTTGATCTCTTAACAAAAGTAGCTAGATTAATCATTGGTCGTAGATATACAAGTACTGATTTGGGTGATTCCCAAGAAGCATTTACTTCTACAATCCAAGTGGATTCTAGTGAAGTGTGGTCACAAGCCAGTTCAATACCATCATCAAATTTACCATATTCATCCAGTGCAAATCCTGGTGATACTGTTACAAGTGGAAGTATAAAATTTTGGTATAGATGGCCATTAACGGTTGCAAATAATACCGCAACAGCAAATTCAGTATGGTACTTATCATTTCCATCTGGTTCAACATCAGGTATAGGAAGTCAACTAATTGATTCAGGCCAGCAAATAAATTTCATAAGCCCAAAATATTCAATACCATCATTGGGCGGCAGCGTAACAGATGGTACAATAAATGGTGGTACTACTGGATACAATATAACATTATTTACTTCAAGTAATGGAGTTAACTTTGGTTATGTTAATCCAAATACTATTCCATACGCATTTGATTACAAAACAGGTGTAGTACAATTTACATCCACTCCAATTTCAAGTGGAAGACTTTATGCAACTGTATATCAATACATTGGTCAATCTGTAAAAGATGATTTACTTAATATAACATCCTCAGTCAGTGCATCATATGCTTTAACTGCTTCATATGCACTTAATAGTACAGGCGGTGGTACTACATTAATAACGGGATCTACTTATCCAATTACTGCAAGTTGGGCAGAGTATGTAGTTAGTTCAAGTTATTCTTTAACCGCTTCATATGCATTAACCAGTTCATTTAGTCAAACCGCCTCAAGCGCTTTAAGCGCTTCATATGCATTAACCAGTTCATTTAGCCAAACCGCCTCAAGTGCTTTAAGTGCTTCATATGCATTAACCAGTTCATTTAGTCAGACCGCCTCGAATGCTTTAAGCGCTTCATATGCATTAACCAGTTCATTTAGTCAGACCGCCTCAAGTGCTTTAAGCGCTTCATATTCAAATACAAGCAGTTATAGTATTACTTCAAGTTATGCATTATCATCTAGTTTTGCATCTACAGCTTTAAGTAGTGCATTTGCATATTCAAGCAGTTTGGCAGAAACAGCTAGTTATTTTTCAGGAAGTATATCTAACGCTATTTCTGCCATCAGTTCAAGTTATTCTCTGTCAGGCAGTTATGCATTAACTGCTTCATATGCATTAAATGGAGGTTCTGGTGGGGGAGGTATATTTGTTACTACATCAAGTATAATTGATATTAACATATCCTCTTCTGTTGATAAATTTGTAACTGATGGTGTAACTAACACATATACATTAACTTTATCATCAACTAATCCAAATGACTTATTAGTATTTTTAGACGGACTTGAACAAGAACCAACAACAGATTATACGGTATCAGGTACAACCTTCACAATGATATCAATTCCACCTGCAAATTTGGAATTGGAAGTAAGAAAATTTTATGGTTCAACAACAATCAGCATAATAACATCATCATTAAATGCACAATATTTTACTGGAGATGGTGTAACTACACAATATTCATTAACTAGAAGTGTATCAAATGATTATGATGTATTGGTAAGTTTTGATGGTTTAATACAAAAACCTACATATGATTATACTATAACAGGATCAATTCTAAACTTTACTGGTGCTCCCCCAACAAACATTGACGGTGAAATTAGATATTTAATGGGATCTACAACTGGATTAATTAATGGAACCAATGTGTCCTCTAGTTACGCTTTAACTTCAAGTTATGTAAATACATTAAATCAAATAGTAATATTATCACAAGTTTCATCTTCATTGAATTTTGTAAATGATACCACAGCTGCTGCTGGCGGAGTACCACTTGGTGGATTATATAGAAATGGAAACGCTATACAAATAAGACTTGTATAAAATTATGTGTAGGTCTTTAGACAAATTGATATTTATATTAAATGAGAACGCTATCAACAGTATTAATTAAAAGTGGCAGCTTTACTGGAAGTTTTTCTGGGTCAAGTGTTAACGTCACTACTATTTCATCATCATATGGATACTTTGGATTAAATGCAGTTGTAAATGGCATTTTGAGAGTATTTGATGTTGTATATGCTTATGCAGGTGTTGTAGGCAGTGTAACAGGAAGTTTAAGTGGTAGTAAAATAATTGTAAATGAATTAACTGCATCAAATTTATCTGTTGATAAAATCATATTAAATCAAATTACTGCTTCTTCAATTAGTAGTTCTTATATAATAACTTCACAATTAACTGCATCAAATGGTAGTTTTACAGATCTAAGTGCAAGTGTACTAACGTCCCAAACTGCTTCATTTAATTACTTATCTATAAATAATACGGGATCTGCTCCAACAAATATAACATCACCAGGATTGACGGGTGAAATAAGATTTGATAACAATTTTATTTATATCTACACCAATGAAAATTGGTTAAGAGTACCAATCGCTAAATGGAATTAACCCTTTAATAAACTCTTTATTTTAGCTGGAGTGGCTTCTTCAATAGGTACACCCATTCTTGACTTTAACATTCGTAATGCAGATTTAGGATTCATTCTGCCGCAATTAAAACCTATTATATTGTGTTTTCTACAAAATTCCTCCAATTCATACACATCATCAGTATTATACTCCATAGTGGATTGTAATTGAGGATTGTCTTGTTGTTGCTTTTTCTTCATCATCAAATCAACCGGATCAAAATTCGGAACACTAGCTGCGGTAGGTCTTTGCATAGACATACCATCTAACATTCCACTTCCTATTGATCTCCATTCTTCCATATTAACTCAAATATCTTCTAGCAAATGCCATATTTCTGCCCTTAAGTTCCTTACCACCAGCAAATCTTTTATATTGAGTATTAATACCAGATTCATCATTTTTCAATGTAGCTTGTACAAACTTAGGAAATTTCTTCAAAGTTCCCATATTAAACACAAAATCAATAAACATTTCTTCTTGTTTTGGTGTTAATTTTGTACCTTTCAATTCTTTGTTAATTTGTATTTTTGCCTTTTCAATATCCTTTTTCAAAAGATCTTCAGCTTGAGAATCAGTTAAACCACCACTAAAATCTTCACCTGATTGTATTTTATGACCATAAGCTATGGTATCACTGCCACCTTCAACACTCTTATGTGGAAACCATAACTTCTTTTTTGCATCATATCCAACTTTATTACTGTTTTCTACATACTTTAAATAGTCAGTAAATGAAGTATTACTTGATGGTTCTTTAAGTGATACGGTTCTGGTAATTGTAGTAGGTGATGTTGATGAATTTGTTTTAGCTTGAACATCTGGTGTTCCAAACATTGTAGATGCAGCTAATGCAGCTGTTGCTAATTTCTTCTTCCAATCTTCTGTAATTTGATCTTCTTCCTCCGGACTTAAATCTTTAATAGGTTTACCCTTACCAGTTGCAACTGATTTAATATTCTTTTCTTTTACAAAATTTTTAATTGCATCTAATACTATTGATTTTACCACAGGAATATTATCATTTGAATTGCCATTCATAGAAAAGTCATGGTTTAACATATTGGATAAAAACAAGACATCATACATAACAACTGCTCTAATATAACCTTTTCTTATTGCATTATCATAGGTATCAACTAAAGTTGCACCTACCAAAGATGGATCATTGTTTTTAATCCATCCTTCATGGCTCAAACCTGCTTCAACTACTGTACCATCTGGTTTAAACCAGTATTTCTTTTCTGGTGATATAGTTGTATTAAATCTCAACATCCTTTGTTCTCTCTCTCTTTGTCTATCTGCATAGTAATTTTCATCAAATTGTCTACCTTCTGAACCAAAATGATCCAAATGATGATAAACATCATCAAGATATTCACCTGCAAGATTCAATTTAGACTTTACCCAATCTTCCAATTGAGTAGTTGGTTGCAACATTGTTTGTAATTCTTTTGCGTCA